TTAATGTTGGTGCACAAAAGTCTCTAGACTTATTGAACAAGCAGGATGTCGTAAGACGTAAATTGCTTGCTGCTGGATATGACGCTGCCTCTATAGAAAATATTTTGCAAGACGAGTATACTACGTCAGCCATCGCTGCTGGGACAATAACTCAGGAAGAACTAAGGATAAATGCTCAGTTAACTAGACAATTAACTAACAGAGAAAAAATTAATAGCATGATTTCTAAAGGAACAGCAGCAATTCAACAACAAAAGGACAGAGAAAGAGTTCCAGATGTTGCAAAATTCTTAAAGAGTCAGGGTGTTTCAAATGATTCATTAAGATCTATTATTGGAGACCCAGATCAACTATCAGAAGCCATCGCTGCAATGGATGAGTATGAATCAGGTGCAGCAGGTGCAGCAAAAGCATTAGAAGAAATTGTTGCTGGTCTTAAGGCTATCCAGGCAAACTCAGATATTAAGGTTGCAATTGAATTTGCAACAAGCACGGTTGCAAGTCAGATTCAGCAGGGCTATGAGTCAGCAAAGAAAATCATGGACTCAAAGAGAACTATATATAATAATTTAAGTTTAGAAAAATTAGGTAGTGCAACTTCAGCATATGTAGGCAAAGACAAACCAGATCAGCAAGTTGGTTCTATTGCAAAAGCAACTGTAGACAAAAGATATGCAGATACAAAAACTGTAATACCAACTGTTGGCGCTAACCAAACTATAAAAAGTATTCAGGCAGATAGGGCAACAAAGGCTAAGTCAATAAGTCTTTCATCTGGAAACCTTCAGGCTGCTCAAAATGCTCGTGCAGCAGTAGAAAGCCAAATTTCAAATGCTGAAAATTCTTTACAAGAGGCAGAGGCAAGAGCAAATGAAGGTGTTGATAACGCAATTAAGGCAGTTCAAAATGTAATCAAGGGTTATCAAAATCAGATTAAGGCAATAGAAAAAACTATAAAAGGTAAAGAAGATGAGATAAAGAAACAGTATACAGACAAAATAGAAGTCCTTAATAAAGAAAATCAAGTGTATAGCAATGACCTTGCAATAATGGACAAGGCTGCAGAAGACATTAATGAAAAATATGACAAACAAGTTGAGGCATTGCAAAAGGTAAATGAGTTAAATCAGCAAATCGTTGAATCTCAAGGACAGCAATTAGATCTAGCAGATGCACTCACATCTGGAGACATTGCAGCAGCAGCAAGGGCTGCCCAGGCAATGAGAGCAAGTTCTGCTGCAGCCCAAGGCGATTCTATGATGCAGGGTCTTGAAAATTCCAGAACAAACGAACTTGATTCTCAAAAGGGTCCAGAAAGTGGAAAGACAAGAAAACAGATTTCAGAAAGACAATTTGCTATAAGCCAAGAAATTTATGCACTAGAAACAGATCCCAAGAGATTAGAAATAGAAAAAGCAATAGTAGACCTAAGAGAAAGTATTATCCCAATACAAGAAGACATTATTGCAAAAGAAGAAGAAATTAATGGACTTGAAGAAGGAAGAGCAGCGGTAGTAGCAAAGGCAGTAGAGTCTCAGAAAGCAGCAGTTGAAGCATTAAAGGCTTCTTTGGTACCACTTGATGCTGCAGTGGCATCGCATCAGGGCATTCTGGACGCATTAGAAAAAGATGATGCTTTGCTGGAAGCCCAAGAGGGATATTTGACGGCAATCGCAGAAGAGGCTGTTGCAATTGACGATACCACTGGTATGACTCTTGATAAATGGGAAGAAACAGTTGACAAGGTTATGTCAATTGAAGAGATGGCAATAGAGTATGCAAAGGCAACTGAGGCAGCAGCCAAAGCCGTTGATGCAGCAAATACATCATGGGGCCAGATTTTAGACAAGATTAATGCAATTCCTAAGAGTGTAGAAACAGAGCACTTAGTTAAAGAAATTAGAACTGTAACTACAGTATTTGACAACACTGCATCCGATGCAGCAGCAGCAGCGGCAGCAGCAAAAACAGCAGCAGCAAATGCAGCAAGCAAGACTGCTCAAGAAAACGCAGCAAAGATCGCAGCAGCATTAAGAAAACTAAACTCTGGACAAAAACTTACTCCAGAAGAAAGAGCATTGCTTGCAATGGGCGCAGATGCAAATTCTGATGAAGCAGATGCACAAGCAAAAGCAATTGCTGACAAGAAAGCAGCAGATGCAAAGGCTGCAGCAGAAGCAAAGGCTGCAGCAGAGGCTGCAGCCAAAGCAGCAATGTACGATCCAAATGACCCATCTCATAAGGGGTCAAAAGAACAAGGACTGGCACTTTATCCATGGATAAGAACTCTAGGCGCAGCAGCAGATGCAACCCTTAGAGGTTACGGATATTGGGCAAAGGGTGGAATAGTTGCTCCAGGAAGGACTGCTCGTGGTGTTGGGGCACGTAAGTTTGCTGCTAGAAATCTTGCAAGAGGCACTGACACAGTTCCAGGAATGTTAACCCCAGGAGAATTTGTAATGAGCAAGTATGCAGTCGACACCCATGGTATAAATACTATGACGGCAATGAATAATGGAAAATCAGTAGGCGGAGCAGTGTATAATAATACATATACATTAACAGTTAATGCAAAAACAGATGCTAATCCAAATGAAATTGCACAAGCAGTCATGTCAACAATTAGACAGGTTGATGATAGAAGAATTAAAGGGGTGTCACTAAATGCCAGATAACACATTAGATCCTGTAGCCTATATTCAAGGACGAAAAAAATATCATAGGCCTAGCGGAATGCTATGGTCTGAAAACTCTGGTACTTTGCTAAATGGTTTGTATATTCCTCAAGGATACGAAGTCGGAGCAGATGTAGAAGGCGTAGACCCAAAACTTTTAAACCAGTTTTTATTAATTACTGATGATAATAGAGCACCACTTAATTTTTCAGAAGAAAGAATTGAAAGACGAGAGAGAATGATTAATGGACGTATGAGGTCCTATCATATTGCAGACAAGATTAGCCTAAGCACAAACTGGAATTTTATTCCTTCTAGATCTCATGACGACCTACCATCATTTAGCACAACTACTGGTCTATCTCCTAACAAGTCATATACTACCGATGGCGGTGCTGGTGGAGCAGATATGCTTGAGTGGTATAACTCTCACAAAGGATCTTTTTGGGTATTCTTGACTTACGACAACAAGGGTGCTTTTAAATCAACAGCAGAACCTTATGATCACTTGGCACAGTACAATCAGGTAGTAGAAATGTTTATTAGTGATTTTTCATACTCTGTTGAAAAAAGAGGAACCAAGTTTGATTTTTGGAACGTCTCAGTAAGTTTGGAAGAAGTATAGTGTTTGAAAATAAAGAATTGCAAACATTCTTAGAGACCTCATCAACTGTAAGGAATAAGTCAATAATTACAGCAGAGTGGAATATGAATAGTCCCACAAACATAAAGCATATAGGAAACTATAGATACAGACCAACAGATGTTTCCTCAATCTATTCATCACTTCCAACAAGTTTTGATATTAATGACCCTGGAAACTTTTATACTGGTGCAACCGATGCAGATGTTTTGGTAGATGGAACATTTGATAACGACAATATCCCAACAACATTTTTAACAAAGAAAGAAAAATTAAATACTCTCTATTCTTTAGAGGCCTGCTTTGAACAATTTAGACCAAGATCTGGTATCAACAAAGCAGTATTTTTTGAGAATGGAAAATTGCATCACCCTAATCTTTTCATGGCGGATAGACCAAGATACTATATGCCTGATAAAAATGATAAGTTTAAGTACTGGACATCCTACAGAACAGAGTCAGGACAAGAATATGGAATTGCATCAAAGGTGAGAGGGTCTCAAAACTCTATTGAAGATGCTTGCCCATTTGTTGTCTATAAAGAAAAAATTCCAACAAATAGACTTGTTATTAAAATGCAAACTCATACAGGAACAGAAAACCTAGGACCATTTTCTTCTTCAACAGGATCAAAGCCAGATGCATTTTTTGGAGATTTAAACAAAAAGGTGCCAAGCAACTGGAAGATTCAATTTTTAAAGGATGGAAACTGGCAAGATGTAATATCTTTTAATCCGTCAATCACAAGACTTGATGGCTCACCAATTATTAAAAGCGATGGTTATGTTGAAATTGCTTACGGGCTTATAGTCCCAAGTGAGTGGAGGTCTAGATTTGTTCTTGCAGAAACTTATAGCAGTGCTAGTCTGCTACCAGAAAAGTCCGTAGTCGGATATGCTTATCTTATTAAGACAAACGAAAAAGATATAGGCAGTTATCATATTTGGAACGGGACAGAGTATGAAATTATAACACCAAAGTACGGCTGGTATGTGCAAGACGAAACGGTAGACAGACTAACAAACTTTGTAACAGATGCAACATCCCCAAGTGTATTTACAAGATCAGTAGATGGCAAAGAACAGTATAGAGAGTTTGAGTTCATTTCTGGGGTAAGAATTGTCGTAAGCGCCATGAATGTAAAAGACTCCACCTTTGACCTAATAGAAATTTCTCCAAGACTTGCTATGAACGTTTCTGACAAAACATTAGACTACTCAGTTAACAAGAGTGCATCAGATCTGGGTATAAGTGGTTTGCCAGTAGGCCAATTAATTGCTTCTAATGGAAACATAAATATATTTGATCATGATCAGGCATTTAATGAAAACAATGCTTTTTCTTTTGAAACTGGGAAAGGAAGCATTATATCAAAATATATAAACAGACATGTTCAATTTAAATTTTATGAAGTCATCGTTGATGTTGATGGCTGGGATTATTTTGTTCCAATAAAAACATTGTATTCTGATGCCTTTCCTAAGCAGGATTTTATGGGTAAGACTGTTTCTCTGACACTAAGAGACATGTATTGGTACTTGGAGTCGACAACTGCTCCAGAAATATTAATGACACAAGTATCTGTTAGTTCTGCTGTATGTCTTTTATTAGACAGTATTGGGTTTTCTAACTACACATTTAAAAGAGTTGATGGAGAAAAAGAAATAGTAATCCCGTATTTCTTTGTTGCTCCAGATAAAAGCGTAGCAGAAGTTCTTCAAGACTTGGCTGTATCTACACAAACTGCGATGTTCTTTGATGAGTACAATAATTTTGTAATGATGAGCAAAGATTATTTTATGCCAACAAAACAACAAAGAGCAACAACATTTGAACTTAAAGGCACAAAAGATTTTGTTGTAGACAGAGAGATTAAAAATAAACATACTAATAGTAATAAGATAGCAAATGTTATTGAGGTTTCCTCACAGTCAAATAACGTATACAATGGTGGAACAATTAACTATACAGCAAGACACATACAAAGATCTGTTGGATCTATCAGACAGGCTAGTCTTTTAGATGATGAAAGATTGTATGCTTATAAGCCTGCATTGCTTTGGGAAGTTGCTGGAACACAAAATACAAGATCAATTAACAACGAAGTAAATGATCAGTCTGCTTATGTTCTTAGCGCAATACCATTAAACTCCAACTTAACAGTGGATGTACCAGAAGTAAAAAATGGTATCGTAATAAATAACACATTTAGTCTAGGAGAATCTGTATACTGGATCACAAGATATAATGGATACTTCTACTCTAGTGGAGAAATTATAAAGTATGACGCAGTTCAATTTAATGTCAGCGGTTATGGAAATGTTTGGATAACATCAATAGAAGAGTATCAAGACTATTTTTCTAAGTTGCCATTTAATGGAAAAATATATCCGACGGGACTTGTAAGAATTTACTCAGAGCCAAAATATTTTGAGCAACCTACTGGAGTTGTTAGCCTACAGAATGGACCAGTAGTAAAACATGGTCGAGGACAGTTTGGAACTACTGTGGTAGCACACTCTGCTGGCGTATCTGATTATTGGAAATCTGATGACAATGTTAGGGGCTGTTACATGTCAGCAGAATACTTATTTGCAAAAAAGACTCCTGTCCCAGCAACAACCTTAGATTCTGCAGGCAAAGTAACAGATACAGGAATATCTTCTGATGCTTTAGCAAGAACTTCTTCCAGGACGGGCCTAATCAAAAACTTTATGTCAACAGTTATGAGTGGAGAAATTACAACAGGAACACAACCACATCCAGGATCAATACAGTCTTCCGCTCTTTCTTTAACAGGGCCCAACTTCACAACAAAAGAAAAGCCAAGAAATTTTATATCTTATGTTTCTAAATCTTTTCCAGAAAAGAAATACAAACACTTTGGAACACGACTAAGAATTATTGGAAAAATAGAAGTAGGAAAAGGCTCAGGTCAAACTGCAAACGGATCCAGTAACTATTTTGTTGTGAATGGTTCTACACCAGATAAGGATGTAAGTGTATCTGGAGGTTCTGCTGGACTAGCAGTAATGTTAAACACATCTACAAATGTGGGATACTATTTTGAAATAGCAGCACTTGGCTTAGAAAAATTATCGTCAGATGACTTGCTGTCAGTAAGTAACGTATTTTTTTATAAGATAAAATCAAATGGTGGTGAGGCTGTACCAGTTACTCTGTATGATGGACTTGCGAATATTCTTGTAGATGATGGAAGATTCACTGGACAGTCTAGAATGTTTGCAGAAGAAAATCCAACAGTATACGATTTAGCAGTTGAATATGAAGATATAGGAAAAGTCCGTAGGTTTTATTTATATATAAATGGAAAAATGATAAAGACTGTTGATGATCCAGATCCACTTCCAGCATATTCCAATATTGCATTATTTACAAGGGGATCTGCCAGAGCAATGTTTGAAAATGTTTATGCATTGTCTGGCAACTATTCTCAGAATACAACATTTTCTACAGGTGCCCCAGCAAATTCAGTTTTTGGAAGCAGCGAAATAACTGCAGGAGAATCATTTAGAAAATATGCAATGAGCGGTTTAGTACAAAGTACATATCTTTCTGGAATAGGTTCTTCAGAGCCTCCAAAATATAACATCTATTTTGAAGAGTTTGGTAGTATTATGAGGGAGGCAGCATCATTTAATTTTAAATATGATAAAGCATATCCAGCCTTAACTGCAAAGATTTCCCCAACATTTAATAATATAAAAGGATATGTTGTGTCTGGATTTAAAGCAGGATCTTACGGAGCAGAGTTTTTAATATTTAACGCAACAGACACACAACTTAACTTAGACGAAACAAGTGGAAACTATTTAAGAATTCAGGGCATTACTTTTACACAACAGTCTAGCAACAAACTAACAGTTGATGATTATTTTAATAAAAATAGTCTTGAATCAAATCCACAGTTTGTGTCAGATAAACTAATTTCTAATCCTTTTAAATTTAAACAAGACTATCAAGATATTAAACTTAGCAGAATGACATACGGGAAAAAAGATTTTTCTATAGACACTCAGTACATTCAGTCACAAGACGAAGCAACAGGTCTTATGAGGTGGATAGTTGAAAAAACATCAAAGCCTAGAAAGTCTTTAGGAGTTAAAATATTTTCAATTCCAACTATTCAACTTGGAGACATAGTTACTTTAGACTATGTAGAAAATGATATAAGCATGGCCTCAAATCCACAAAATAGATTTGTAGTATACAACATTGATTTTTCAAGAAGTTCAAACGGACCAGATATGACATTGTTTTTAAGTGAGGTAATATAATGACAGACAAAATTAACACAGGCTCTTCTACTGACTCAGCAGCAGCACTACCAGATTCTAAAATAAAAATAGATAGCACTTCAGTAAAAATTGCAACTCCAGATTTACTTATTTTTGGAGACGAACTTTTGGCCTATGAAACAATGACAGATTTAATATTTGAAGATATCGGTGGTTATGAACTGGCGACAATATCAAGACATGACTTGGTAAATGGACAAAAAGTTAACTATTCTCCAATTAAAAATCTAACAGATCTATATTTACAATACAATCCAAACAACATTATAAGTCTTCAGTCGTCTGATTCTTATTTTAAATCTTTGTCTTTTTCTATTTTTGACAGGCTTCCTGAGTGCGGTACTGGGTATGACATAAGCCCTCCTGTTAACAATTTAAACGAAACAGATAAAACCAAGTGGACAAAAACACCAAACTGCAAGGCAGTATACATTGATCCAATAACGGGTGACTTGATTATTAATCTAATTAACATCAGTAGGGATGAGCAGTTAGAGGTTCAGATATTGAATAGTGGAGATGTTTTTAGTGATACAATACATAATGGAGGAAATTAATGATAACTAATATAGGCAAAAATCTTTTAGCCAAGTATCTTGTTGGGCAGACCCAATCATATGCCTCCCACATTGCTGTGGGCTGTGGGGCATCACCGCTGGCTTCTGACGGCAACTTTGGAGACTATAGCCTAAAGAACTCTTTAGATTTTGAGATGTTCCGTGTGCCTATTATTTCCAGAGGCTTCGTAAAAGAAAACGGTATAGATAAGGTAGTCCTAACAGCAGAATTACCAACAGAAGAAAGATATGAAATAACAGAGATTGGAATTTTTTCTGCTGCATCAAACCCAGTTGCTGGATCTTTTGATAGCAGAAGTGTTTATTCTTTTACAGACACAGACAACTGGCTATACCAGCCTTTTGGGTCTCCTGCTATCGCAATACCCCCAAAGCCTGGTCCGTTAGACGAAGTGGATGATAATGGAATTATTAACGTATTTGTTCCAGGAACCAGCCAAAGATACAATGTTTTTACAACTAATGCAGACAATAGAATTTTTACAAATCCAATCAGAGTAGCAAGAAATGAAAGATGTAGGTTTTTAAATAATATAATTGTTATGGTTGGAAACGATTCTACACTCACAAGAAATGTTTCAGGAAAATTAGACATAGGTCTTGGATCAAAATATATTAGGCTTAACGAAACAACTGTAGATTTTACAAAAAATAGCCCACTTGATGAACTAAGACTGGCATTTTCTGTTATAAATAAAGTTCCTGGAACAGATCTAGTTCCTGCAAGTGTTCCAGACAATGTTAAGATTATCTTAGAATTTTCTTACACAGGGTCAGACACTCCCCAAGAGTATGCTAGATTTGAGGTAGACATCGATGACCTTGGCTATACTGCTGGAACTTCATTAGACGAAAGAGATCTTTCAACAAACAGGTATTTAATTGTAAAGAAAGCATTAAAAGATTTAAACAAGACGGACAACTTTGACTGGAGAGAAGTCACTGTAGCAAAAATATATTCCTGTGTAAGTGAGGCAGGAGTTCCATCAGATCAGTTCTATGTTTGTTTGGATGGATTAAGATTAGAAAACATCACATCTACAAACTCTTTGTATGGGCTTACAGGATATTCTGTAATAAGAACAGTTGGGTCAAAGCCAATCGTAAAAGCACCAAACACAACAAACTACATTGAATTTAGATTCTCTTTGGGGGTTTAGCCGTGGCAGATAAAGGAATTAAAAATGTTGTTATCAAAAAAGAATCTCTTGGAAAAGTAACTTCTTCAAATTCTAGAGTTGTTAGATTTAGAATTGTATCAGAAGATAAAAATAGAAAGTCTGCTTACTCAAAAATATTTATTACTGGATCTGATGTTGTAGTCACTGGGCCAGGGGACATAAATAAGGTTGGCAATACTATCTTGGTAAATTGGACAACTGGCCAGGCATCAATAGCAATAGTATATGATATCTTTGTGGGCTTTGATGGAGCAGTTCCAACATATAAAGATTCAACTGGGTCAAATAGTTATTCTTTTTTAAAAAATGGAACACAGTCTGTTAGGGTGGTTGTTCAGATATCTTCGACAAATCCAAAACTTGAAGATGTATATGATGAGAACAATGTAAGAACAAACCACTTAGAAGTCTATTCGGGAACCCTGAGTCTGGTATAATTAGATTATGGCAATATTACCTGTTCCAGAGCGTGGACAACCTTTAGATGTAACCTATATATATGAGATTGTTAAATCTGTTAATGATTTATACAATCAGTTAGGCAGCGAGTCTAGGAAAGGTTATGTTGGGGTGTACACCAAAGGACCAGAAGGTCCACAAGCAATGAAAACTTCTGAGGCCCAAATTGAAGCGGCTTTTACAACAGTAACACCATCATCACTTCAACCAGCAGGAACTTCTCTTTCCTGGTCTCACGACTTTAAAAAACAGTTTGCATATCCTCCAATTGTAACAGCCACACCATATAATAAAGACATCACAGATTCAGGGAAAGGTGTAACAGTTACAATTAATAGTATAACAACGTCAAAAGTTGAAGGATTTGTTAGGTTTAATGTTGGGGGAGAGACTCCAGTAGGAATTAATATCATAGCGGTTGGAAAACCTACCTCGTGATCAAATGTATAAAATGTAATGGAAGAATGTTTATAGATAGACAGTATACAGAAATAAATAACTTAGAACTATATTGCATTCTTTGTGGGTCAAGAAAATTTTTTCATCCACCAAGCAATTCTCAGGAGGGCCGATGGCTACTAAAAAAGGAACAATTGAGAGCGAAAAATACAATGAGTCACCTGTAATACCAGGTAACAAAAAGGTTTGGTTTCTTAACGGGGAACTTGTAAGGGTTCATCATTTAAACAGATCTAATGGAATAATGTCTGTTTATAATATTACAAAGGATCAAATAGAGAGTTGTCTAATTGGTGACTTTAAAAATAAAAGAGAGAGAGCCTATACAGTAGGTCAGACTGCTGATTTAGTTAATCGTCATAAAAAATATATGCCAGACCTTATGAAGCGTGGAGTAATTCCTTTTCCGACAGGATCTCAAAAGGGCGGGGCAAGAGGATTTCAGGTAAGGTCATATTATTCAGAATCACAGGTAAGAGAGATTCGTGATATACTTGCTTCACACCATATTGGCAGACCAAGAAAAGATAAGTTAATTACTAATGATATTACGCCTAGCAAGCAAGAGTTGACACGCAGAATGGGCGATGGTATACTTACTTATAGAAGAACTGAAGATGGACGATTTGTTCCAATTTGGAATGAATCTATTTAACGAAGGGTATAAAATGTTAGACAGCAATTATGTAGTAACGAATGAACCAAC